GTTGTCATCTATAACAACAGAACCCATGGACATCATTGAGGTTGCAAGGTGAGAAACTTTCTCAGGAACATAATTAAGTTCCGTACTAACATCTGCACCAATTCCTAGACCAACAGCAGAAGTGTGATAACACAAACTCTTACCTGCTGCGATTGCAGAGGTTGAGAATATATTGAAACCTAAGAATTGTTTCATTGTCATTCCACCTGCGTAGGGTAGGTTTTGTTCACCGACAAAATCACTAGAAGCAAATTCAGTGATAAGAAATAAATCAGCGAAACCTTTTGGATGCATAGCAATGTATCGTCCACCATCTTCTGGTAGATTTGCAGAACCAAATGTTTCAAAGACAGAAAGCAAATCAGCTTTTTCAACAGCCGAACTTGCATCATGTATTTGAGTAGAGTTAGCACCTGCATCCATTGCAGTTACAAGAATCTCGTCAGTCTTACGGCCTAAAGCAGCGGCTGAAGACTTAGCTACAGCTTGACGTTCATCTATATTTGTTTTGAGTTCATCTAATTTATCAATGTACTCTGCTGCATAGAAGTCATTCATAGTGGCTTCTACTGTAGTATGAGCTAATTCCATTGGAGTTATCATACCATTCCTAGACTTTGTTGAAGCAGAACCAGTACCAATCTTTTGGAAACGAACAACGCTTCCTGCAACATTGCTTACTGTACGAACTGTGTTCCGAAGCTTTGATCCCATTCTCTGGTAAGCCATATGAACCTCAGATTCAAACTGCTTAATAAAGGCTGTGTCTATTGTATTTGCCATTAGCAAATCCCCTTTTATTAAGTTGCGTGGTATCTCTGGTTATCTGCTACTCACCTTAACACGATTGTCCTGACGGGTCGCTCAGTGTATTACAGGCCTTGATGTTTCATTATAAATACTAGATTTAAATAAATTGCAACGATTAAATCTAAAAAAATCGTATCCATAATAATTTTCTATCTTTTCTTCAAAGTTAAAGCCACACCATTTTAACCATTGAATAGTCTTTTTATGGTCTACAGGTACAACATTTTCTATATTTTTATACTCTCCTTGCAGGATATTAATACATTCCTTAGCACCTCTAAGAAAAATTATATAGTTTCTATCAATGTCTTTAGTCCCTAACATCCACACAGAAGCAGTAAACTCATCTTCTGGATAAGGATTTGTACCACACATAGCAACTGGTTTATTATTAATTAAAATTGTATATGTTTCATTAGGGTTTTGAATAACAGCTTCCATCAAAGAAGAAAAAGGATCATGCCCAAATATAGCACACTCTCTTATATCTGGAAGCCTCATACTCTGAGAGATAGGCATTACATCTGAAATCTTAGATCTAGCTAAAGATATATTTCTTAGTGATGCTACAATATCACGATTTATATAATTGTTTAAATCCATTTTCAACCTGCCTTACTACTTCTGGATTTCTCTTTGTTGGATTATGATATTCTTCTGAGTCCATTAATTTTCTAAGTTGATCTTCATTAGGCTGGTTAATTGTTCCTGATTGTGTGCTTACATTCACACCTTTGCTTTGTTCTTGTATATGTTCAAGAACTTTTATTCCATCAGCAGTAGAAGCAATTTGCTCTATTGCAGTATGGAGATCTTGTGGAAAATATTGATTGGCAAAGAGGGATGCAGAGTCAACTCTTACTTTAGCATTATCTCCTAGCTTTTTCATTTCTTCTTCTGGATTAGGAATAGATTCACTTATTTGCTCAAGGTACATCATAATACCAGAGTTAAATTCATCTTGACCAAAACCATTTTCATATGAATGAGTTGACCACCATTCAAGAAGTTTATTATCTGAAACAGCACCCATATCTAATAAAGACTGAGCTTCTTCAGTAATAAGATAATCTCCTTTGCTTTCTGGTCTATCAGCATAAGCAATCTCTTCTTGCTCTTTCATAAACTTTTCTTTGTATTCTTCTTCTTTTTTACCAACCATAGTTTCCAATTCAGTATAAGACTTTGCTAAATCTTCTGCTTTGGTAAATTTCTCAGGCAACCACTCAGGTCTATCTATTGGAGCAACAGTGTCCATTGCTGTATCTATAGTTGTTTCATGTGAAACATTTTCTTCTGTTGCAGGTGCTTCATTCTTTTCCATTACACTTGCTACTGTATTCTGTTCAACTTGCTCGTTCATTTTTTACTCCCCTTAGTTTAACATTATCTGCGTGTTGGATTCGTCTATCAATAAGACCAACGATATAACGCTGACCTTCTAAATGACGCAACTCTGCATCACTTACAGCAGGACCATTTACGGCATCTATAGTAATACTTTTTAAATATTTAAATACTTCTTTTCCTAATTCAGTTCTAAATAAAGAAGCCATGTTAACAGACATACGATCATCAATTGCTCTTTGTCTTTGAAAGCCATCAATACCAATAAAGTTATTAGACACCTGCCACCTCTTTTGCTAAACCTTCTCCTTGCATTTCTGGATGTGCCCTTTGAGCCATTTGTTGTGCCATTTGAATAAGTTGCTTTCTTTGCTCTTCATCTCTTATCAATGTATCTGGAACACCAAACTTCTTAGCTAAAACTGTGGCAACCTCTTCACTATCTATAAGAAGATTTAATAATTGTGGACCAAAGTTTGCTTGAATAAGTTCCATCCAACGTGCAATAGAAGTAATGTCTGCTTGTGCTTGAGCTTGTGCAAGAGGAGAAACAGATCTTACTTTTATCTCTCTTCCATTTATTGTAGGCAATTCAATACGTCCTTGCTTCTTTAATATATAAACAACTCTTTGCAAAACAGGCTGTACAAGTTCTGCTTGCAATCTACCAAATGCAGATCCAATACGTCTGGATAAATCAGCCATACGTTCTGCTATTTCAGTTGCAGATGCAGGTGTTCTATCTGGATTACCAAGCATATCATTATACAATGCTCTCTTAATATTCAAACGCATATCTGAAAGAATAAGCTGGGCTACATCAAAAGAGCCTGCGGCTCTTATAGGCTGAAGCCCTGCACTATTAGGAGCTTTAGGAATAATAGTCCCTGGCATTAATGATATTGTATCTGGATTAACAACACCATCATCATCCATTTGATAAATACCAGAGATAGCCATCTGTGCATTCTCAAGTATTAATTGTATTGTTAAGTTAGAAGTTTTAATTGCAGAGAGAGCATTCATAAGTGGACCTCTACCATATATCTCACCTGCACATTTAGACCAACGAAAACAAATGAAAGGATTAGAACCAACACCAGAAAACTCTTTATGGTCAATAACACTCTTAGTTTGTTCATGCACAGTGGTTTGATAGAAAGCTTCTTCATTTTTTTTGGTATAATCTCTACATACAATCTCAAGAACTTTTGTTTTAGAATCAGGACTTCTTGATATAGCGTCAGTAAGTTCTTTGCTTAATTCAGCTTTAGGATATAAAATCATTATCTCAGAAAAACGAACTTCTCTTTCACGAAACACATGATCTATTTTATCATCAGGTCCAGTATCAAGAACAACATCTGTTAATGGAATTGCAGAAAAATTAATAGGATGTAAAGCATTTCCTTCTTCAACTCCTAGTATTCCTGTACCCACAGCCAAGTCCATAAAGGACTCATGTATTTCCTGACTAAAGTTTGAATTTTGCAAAACTTCAAAAACATATTCTGTTACTTCGTCAAGCTCGTTGTTGATACTTTCTTTTTCTTCTTTCGGGGTTTCCGAGCCTGCTTGGAAGTCTGCCCACCTTGCGAAATTGGGGACGAGTCCTTGCTGGAGTCTGGAGGCGAACTCCTGCACACCCACGACACAAGTTTCATCAAATATTTTTTCATCTCTTCTTTCTCCTACTGTTTGGCTGTAGAATCCTCTACGTTGAGGAAAGGCAACTTCATAACATTCTTCAAACAAATCTTTAAACTGATCTTTAATTGCTGTTGCTTTTTCATAACGACTTAATAAAGACTTTAAATTATTATCAGCAACATTAGGGTTTATCATATCCATTATCTATAACCCTTTCCACCTGTCATGCCAGTAATTAAAGAAGCTCTTCCTGTAGAACCTCTTGATCTTCTTTGTCTAATTCTTTTTTGTAATGTTTCTTTTTTTCGTTTTCTTATATCACGACTTTCTCTTGTAGAAGCTCCACTTACTTCAGAATATACATCCTGTTGTATTTTACTTATAGCTTCTTGAGATCCACCTAAATTAGCAATTTCTTCATCTAAAGTAGTAGTGCTTTCAGCAGGAGTTTCCTTGTCCATAACAACACCTTCAGCAATTGCATTTGAATTTTGTTCTGCTAATATAGCTTCTCTTCTAGCATTTGCTTCAGCAATTTGAGATTTTAAAGATTCAATTTGAGATAATGCAGCTTTTCTTTTAGATGAGGTTCTTCTTCTACACATTGTTACATCCTTGACCAAAAAGATTTACGCTCTGGGTTTGACCTTCTTTTAAAAACATCAAATCCAGTACGAGCTTGAAAAGGCATAGCCATTTTTTGATTATTCATAAGACTCCTGCCTTCACCTGCACCAATAAGAAGATACTGCAAAGCATCATGTATGTGTGAAAACATATTTTTTTCTGGTTTATCGTCATATCTTTCTCCAGAGGCTTGGATTCTTTTATAAGCATAACCACCTTCAAAACCCTTTATCAGACTTGGACACCTTCGGTCAACTAAAAAAGCTGACTTACCATCTGACATTTTGTTTAGCTGAGAGGTAACAGCTTCTAATCTTAGGTCAACACTATTGCTCGGAGCAGGAACAGCTTTTAAACCTGCACCTCTTAATATTTGAAATGGTGTGCTTTCATCTGTCTGTGCCCTAAAGTCACCAGCAGGATCACCATAAATATGAACATCCAAGTTACCAAAGCGTGTTGCAATCTCTTGTCGTAGTAATTCTGAAAACCGAACTATACCCATATCAATAGCAACAATCTCTGATTGTATTAACCATCTTCCTCTAACCTTTTGACCAAACACAGCAGCAGGTGTTAATCCAAAGTCAACACCAATGTACAATGGAATACCTACAGCAATAGGTATTTCTTCAGTAGCCACATGAGTTTCAGTTACAAAATGTGGATAGACAGGTTTACCTTCTTGTATAGTTCCAAGCCTATTCATAACATAAACATCTATCCAGCTTTTGGTTTTACCTCTTATTAAATTAGGATAATAAGTTGCAAGCATATTCTTTTTATTCTCTGCTTTATTACTTTCAAGATAATCATCAACAGCACCTTCATCTGTTAGCTTTTCTTCCATTGCTGGAGGCTGAGAATAGAAGCTCCAGTTGTCAGGCTTCACTAGCATCTTTGCTTGATCTACAGGAATGTGATCTGGTATAGGAACTTCACCAGACATAATAGGCCACCAGTGATCTTCCTCTGGTGCATTTGTATCACAGATAACACCAGACCAACTTGGTCCACCTTCTCTCATAGAAGGGAATCTTCCAACACGCATAGTACACGCATCAATAATACTCTTTGGTATTTCTCTTGCTTCGTTTACCCATATTCCTGTTAGCTCTAAAGACAGAAGTTTCTTTACATCCTCTGGTCTATCAAGGGCTAAGAAGAGAACCTCCATATCTAAGTCAGCTTTTTTTATGTGATGCGTAAATGGCACAGACCACATGAACTTTCCCCACTCTTCTTCGGGAAACCAATCAAGCCAAGTTTTAATTGTTGTTGTTCTTAACTGAGGATTAGTATTACGAATGATAGCCCATCTGCTTTTACGAATGCCATCCTTATTTGGTTGTTGCATTAAGCCTCTCCGAAAAACTTCAACGCAACATCCAACAGACTTACCACTACCAACTGGACCTCTTATGCCACGAAAGAATGTATTGTCTTTCATAAAGTCTTTAAGTACCTGACCATCAGGCTTGTACTTAAATTCTATCAACCTTATAGTCCTTACCTATTTTCTCTAGCCTCTCTAAAGTAGAAGGGGCTAGGGAAGAGATTAATTTATCGGCTTCATAGTCAGTAATAAAATCTTTTGGAAAGTGTTTCATGTGAACATTCTTTACAACAATTCTTAATATGTTTCTATCTTCTTGCGATAGTTTGTGAAGCCAAGCCATTAGTTTCTATTCATCATATCAAATTCACCTTGCATTTCTATAAATGCAAAAGGGTCATCTGTAAATTTTTTATGAATTTCTTCGTCACTTCCAAAAATGCCTTTAAGATATTTATAAAAATCTCTGTCAATATTTTTTTTCATTTCTNTAACACTAGCAAATTTAATACTTTTATTAGAAGACTTNTTTGCTTTCTTAGTAGCAGATCTAGCAGTTGTTTTAGGATTAATAGCCATTAACTT